TTTTTTTTTTTTTTTTTTTTTTTTTTTCCTATAACTCCTAGAGCGCCCCCAGGACTCCTGAGGACCACAAGGCGACGTCCCACGGAAGGCGATGGCCTTCCCTTTCCGATGGCCGACCCCTTTCGACTTTCCGGCTTTACAGATATGATGATTATATCGGGTTGATAACCGATCCGTAATCGCCGCGCCCTTCATCGCACACAGCCCCGGAGCAGCCTAATGACCACGATAACACGACAATCCCTCGCCCTCTTGCGCGCGAAAGAAAGCAAGAACTTTCTTTGTCATGAGAACATGCTACGCTTGCTTATTCATGCACAAGCGCTCCGCTTTATCGCAGGTGATCGCGCGCCAAAGGAATCGAGGAAGATAATTGCGGAGGGGATTCAATATTACATGGAGCATGAGAAGAGGATTTTACAAAGCAAGGCGCAATACGAAATATCAAAGCCATATGATCAGCCCGCGCGAATCACTGCCTTGAAAGGTCCGCTCCATGAAGGTTAAGGCGACGCATTCGACAATCAAACAGATTCTCGCGCACGCGGATGCAATCGCCAAGGCGTTCGCGCGGATGCAGGACCTTGTTACGACCGCGGCAATCCCTGCACCTGAGTCCGTTCGGAAGGAAATCGGGGCGATTCTTTACGACATGAATGTTGTACCGGTCGAGGCGCTTTATTCCTTGCGGGAAATCTCAAATTTCTACGCGGACGAAGCGATTGCGCTGGAAAAGGCTGCCGACGCGGTAAGAAAGCATCGGGAAAGGAAAGAAAACGGGTGGACGCAAAAATATCGCCCAAGGACGACCCGAGACGGGAAGAAAAGCCGTGCGGCACAATCCCCCGAAATTTGTTCCTCGGAAGAGTATGAAGAGATAGCGAGGATGGCGCAGGCAGGAAAGTTTTCAGACGAAGGCGAGGAACGCGCCACGCCCGAACCGCAACCCCTAATCGACGCGACGCCAAAGACAGGCAAGGCGAGCCTGGACTTCTAGCGCCGGGCGGGACAGGTTCAGGGTCGCACCTGTCCCGCCCGAAAACTTTTTCCTCCCTTATAGCTTTTCCGCTTGACAAAGGTTCTGCCCCGCATTATACCTATTGCATGGTTGCAGGCAATTCCGCCCGACACCATCCACGGCGCGAAGCGCCACGAACTTTGGAGCCTCTCATGTTCAATATCCCCGAGTCCCTCGAATACAACGGCGTCAAGGTTGCCCTGTCCGGCGAGTCGGCCGATCGTATCCAGAACGCTATCAACTACCTCCTGCCCTACGGCTTCGGCAAGTCCCTTCAGGACGCGGTTGCCGGCCTCAAGAAGGAAATGAAGGAAGCTGGTGCGGACGAAGAGACAATCTCCGCCGCAATCGCCTCCGACATGGCTGCCCGCGCCGAGTCCATCCTTGCCGGAACCATCGGCACGCGCGGCCCGCGTCTGACTGGCCCGGATGCGACCCGTCGCGTCGTCATTGACGAGTTCTTCAAGGTCTGGGCAAAGTCCATGTCGGACAAGGGCAAGGCGCTGCCGAGCCTCAAGTCCCGCTTCAACGTCACGGCGAAAGACGCGACGGACGAGCAGAAGAAAGCGGTTGCCGAGGCCGTCGCCGCGATCCGGGCGAAGTATGCCGAACTTAACTCCGTGAAGATCGAGGAAGAGGTCGCGCGCCGCCTTGCCATGCAGGCGACCCAGCTTGACGTCGATTTTGACCTTGACCTTGACGACAAGGTTGAAGGGGACGAGCCAGACGACGGCGAAGTCGAAGACAACACGGGCGAAGACGAGTAAGCCTCGCATCAGCGCCTTGCGATCTAACATCGGACTTCAAGGGGCGGCGCGAGTCGCCCCCTTTTCTTTGTCGGGCGGACGCGGGCAGGACGGCCCAAGGATGGCCAACGTAGAAGGCACGGACGCGCGCGTAGGCCGGATCGGGCCGATTGTCAATCCCCGCGACGGCGACGGCGGCGGGACGCGCCGGGCGGATCGGTCGGGGGTTTGCATCGCGTCGCCCCGCGCGCCCACCACACGGCCCTGCAACGCCCGCCCGAGGGCGACACCTTGTCCACAATTTCTTGCCTTTTCCTCTTGACGCGCAACCGTGGCCGTGCGACCCTGAACCGTCGCCCATCGACGATTTTGGTCAACCCCCACGTTAACCAAAACACGGAGTCGCCCATGCGGAGCCGCAAGTAATGGCTCCTGAGCACCAATCACGAAGATAAGGCTACTAGCGCCCAAAGCTAGACGGCTTGGCGGAGCCATAAACCGCCACCAAACTTTTCGGAGTCCCTCCAATGACTGACCCCCGCATCCTAGACCCGGACGACTTTGCGGACGATCAAGACGACTTGGCCTCCCTCGAAGTCGTTTCAACCCGTTGGCTCACCTCGCCGGAGTCCGACTCATGAGCCTATCCCTCTTTTTCGCTCTGACTCTCGCGCCGTTCCTTTCCGCTTGGCTCGTCGCGGAAGGCGTAAAGCAATACGCGCAGGCTCGGAAGCGGCAGCGCTGACCCACAGTCCACGGCAGTGCCTTGCCATTCTAGGCGCATTGTCGTGGGCGACCTTCTCGGAGTCCTTCATGCCTGCCCCCCACGAACTAACCTTTCTGATCACAGTTAACTCCTCCCTCGGCGCGACTTCCGGCCAGCGCCTCTTCGCGGTCGAAATCCGCCGGAAGGAGTATCTCTCGCAGGTTCAGACCTTCCCCACGCGCGAACGGGCGGAAGCCTACGCGGCAGTGATCGCGAAGAGGCTTGAGCGCCTGCTAGAGGCAGGGATTGAACTGCTGGACTAGCGCCGCAGCCAAACGAGGCACGACTATGAGCACTAAGCTTGACTTTATTTGTGAATACAAGCGGGAGCTTCTCGCCCGATATGATTGGGCGCAAGACGAGGCTCGGCTCGCAAAATTTATGCTCAGTCTTCACAAGACACCCCACGGGACAAAAAACTTGTGGAACAATGACGGCGAGGCAGTTATTGCCGCGTGGCGTGCGATTGGTGGGCCAGCGATAACAGGAACGGCCAAGCCTTCCTACAAGGCGTTGCGGGCGCTTCCAGACTGACCGTCAGTCCCGCCTTGCCCAGTCCCGCCTTGCGATCTCACAGCAATCCCTGAGGCAGCCCAATGGCCTACCGAGCAAAACCCAAGTTGCAGCCAAAGTCCCGCCCGGCGCCAAAGGTTGACGAGGCACGCCCCAGCGCTCCGTGGTCGCCGCCGGCCTGCGCAATCCCTGTCTGGCTCGGCCCAGACGGCGATTTGATGATCGGCCTGCCGCCACGCGCTGGCGAAGCCGGCCATTCCGTCCGCGTCACCTCCAAGCGCCCGGAAGTCATGGCGAGTGTTCTGCTCCGCGTCCTCTCTGACCGGGCGGCAGCCCCCTTTGCTCGTATCTCCGAGCCGGGCGTTCCGACCCAAGCGCTCACGTCCGCGCTGGAGTCCGCCCTAGCCCAAGGGAAACGCGTCATTCACGCGGAACTCCGGCTGGACAATCTGGAAGACTCCGACTTTCTTGCCTAAGCCCCAACGAGGCACGATATGAGCCAGCATTCTTCTCTCCGACTTCGCCGTTCCCGTTTCGACTGGCGCACCTTCGATAAGCTTCCGAGGCATGTGAAGGAACTCTGCTGGGAATTCGGCTGCCACTGGATCGGAGCAGGGCCAGACGAGGCACGAATGCCAGCTTTTTGGGAGCAGCTGGAGTCCAAGCGCCGCGAGGCTTGCCGCGAAACTTACGGCCCGGAGCACCCTTCCGCACAAGTCACCTTCACTCTTGACGATTTTCTGGACTGATCCCACATCAGTGCCTTGCGATCTCACGGCAAACACTGCACCCAAAGGAGCCCCTCATGAACTGGACCCAAAAGCATCCCAAAGCCACTTTCGAAATGCTCGGCGCAATTCCTTCCTTTCTTTCCGAGTCAGACCCACGCCCAGCCCGAGAGCAGTTTGACGAGAACTACGCTTTCGCCGGCGGCTGGACGCCGTTCTCCGGCTTCACCATGCTCCCTTCCGGGAATATCCAATACCCGGAAGACGATGAGACGAGGCTCCTGTTCGAAACCAGGCTCCGTGACGAACTCATCCGAGTCTACGAGCACGCCTGGGTGGCGATCATCCAGCCTGACGGCAAGTTCGAAATCTCCCGAATGGACTGAGGAGCGGCCCCCATGCAAACTTTCCTCCCTTACCCAGACGGAGAATCTCATGACCATCCTCGACTCCTTCACCCGAGAGTCCTTCCCCGTCGCCGCCACCTCCGGCGAACTCAACCCGCCCGGCTGGACTCGCGGGGCCTTTGGCCTCTTCTTCGACCTGAAGCTGGCCCGTTGGGTCTTAACGCACCTGCTCTCCCGCAAGGTTTTCCAGTTCCACTTCCTCTCGATCGAGGCCGCGTGCGAGGCGGTGCTGGAGCTTGAGGCCCTGGGCCTCGATTGGGAGCAGGAGCATCCGCACAACTTTGGTGATCGTCTCCTGGGCCGAAAGGTGCTCACAATCCTAAAGCAACGCGCCGAGCCGGCCCCAGATCACCTGTCCGACGTCAAGCGCCGACTTGCGGAGCTTATCGCCGATGGCTGACCCCGAGCGTTTGCAACAAAAGGAACGCACAAATGCCAGAACACAAACAGTTTGTCAAAAAAGAGATCACCAACATCTGGAGATTTTCTGAGGCAGAAGTCCTAGCGCTCTTACGAGCTGCAGTAGGATCACCAAAAGGAGAAATTGAGTTCGAGTGTGATGAACTCGTGTTAAGAGTTCGCACATCAGAATTTGAGCAGACAGAGCCGAAGAATGAAAACGGAGAGTAACCCAACAATCAACCCAGAAGAGGCCCAGCAACTCGCGAGCCTTTCCGAGTCAATCACCCTTCTCCGCGAGCGCCGCAGGAAGCTGACGCTGACCATCGCGAAGCTGGTGGAGAGAAGGAAAATCATTTCAGATCGTCTTCGGACGAGAGCTAGAAGACAGGAGAAAGCTGATGGTTGATCTAAGCAAAAATAACGAGGCACTAACAGCTTTCTTTCAAAGTGCTAAAAGGATCGAAGCGCTGTTCGGTGATTACGGCCTTCTTGCCAAGGCGCGCAGCATTCCCAACGAGAGAGTCAGAGCAGTGAACACTCTGCGCATCACAACGGACAGCTACGGCCGCATGACGCCGGAGTTAGATGCACTGGCCCAGCGCGTCTTCACTCTGATGAAGACTGAGGAACGCGCCGCTGGCGAGGCAGAGCGAGACCTGCTGCTCGCAGCGTATGCCGCAGAACTGGAATCGCTGCGCGCCGTCCTTCCCTCGCTTGCGGCGAAAGCTTCGATAGAACTTGGCGCGATCGCCCGATCACTCTTTCCCCAGGAGCACCCTCTTGATGATTAACATCTTAATCGGCCTTGGAATCCCAGTCGCAATCGCCGCCTTCGGCCTTTACTCCATCTTCCACGGGAGCTGGTGAGATGAAATTCCTCCCAGGAGACAAAATTCGAGCACCCATCAAAATGTGGTGCGAAGGCGTTCAGGTTGAGGATGCTGCTATACAGCAACTTCAAAACGTGGCAAGCCTGCCGTTCATCCATAAGCACGTCGCGGCCATGCCCGACGTGCACTGGGGGAAAGGTGCGACGGTAGGTTCCGTCATTGCGACGAAGGGCGCAATCGTGCCAGCGGCCGTTGGCGTCGATATCGGCTGTGGCATGTGCGCTTGGCAATTGACCTTACGCGCCAATGACCTTCCCGACAACCTGCACGAAATCCGATCTGATCTCGAGGCCGCCGTTCCGCACGGCCGGACAGATAACGGCGGGCGCAATGATCGCGGCGCGTGGGGCGAGATCACGGACGCCAATGCCCGGCGTTGGGCGGAACTCGCTGCCGGGTATGAAAAGATTATCACGAAGCACCCAAAGGCGAAAAGCTTCAACAACGCCAATCATCTCGGCTCTCTCGGAACCGGCAACCACTTCATAGAGCTATGCCTAGACGAAGGCGACAATGTTTGGGTGATGCTGCACTCAGGTTCTCGCGGCGCGGGAAACCGCATCGGCTCCTATTTCATCGAGCGCGCGAAGGAAGAGATGCGTCGATATTTCATCGACAAGTTTCTTCCAGACGATGACCTAGCCTATCTGGTTGAGCATTCCGAGCTATTCGACGATTATGTCGAGGCCGTGCACTGGGCGCAGGAATTCGCGTGGCAAAATCGTCTGTCAATGATGGACGCAACGCTCTCGGCGCTGCGCGGTCATCTGCCGGCGTTCGATGTCACCAAGACGGCCGTCAACTGCCATCACAACTACATCTCGAAAGAGAACCACTTCGGGTCGAATGTGTGGGTGACGCGCAAAGGCGCTGTCCGAGCGCGTGAGGGCGACCTCGGCATCATCCCAGGCTCTATGGGAACAGGATCATTCATCGTCCGCGGGAAGGGCAACGCCGATAGCTTCTGCTCATGCGCCCACGGCGCCGGACGTTCAATGTCTCGCGGACAAGCCAAGAAGCAGATCAGCCTAGAGGACCACGCCAAGGCTGTCGCTGGAATCGAATGCCGACTTGACGCCGACGTGCTGGACGAGAGCCCTGCGGCATACAAGGACATCTCTGCCGTCATCGCCGCGCAGAGCGATCTTATTGAGATCGTTCACCGTTTGCGTCAAGTTCTTAATGTAAAGGGCTGAACCATGACTACAATCACCCCCCGCTGTCACAACAAACCGTTTCGGGAGATGACCACCCCGGAACTTCGCGAAGAACTCGCCTACTGGGAGGAACAACTTTTTGGAAAGCAAGGCTGGGGCGCGAGCCTCGGGGCGGCGAGTGACTTCATCAAAGAAATCAAGCAGATTCTAGCCACGAGAGAAGGGAAAGAGTCCAGCTTGACTCCGCTTTCGTCTGGAAAGAATCCCCCGAAGGGCACGACTATTGGGCAAAAATCTACGCCAAGAAAAAACTTCCCCCCCGACGCCAGAGCGAAGCTTCTCGCCATGCTCAAACTCTCCGGCCCGAAACGAGGTTTCGCCTCAATGGACCCTGAGCGACAGCGCGCCATCGCCTCTTCCGGCGGAAAGGCGGTCCGGCCCGAGAACCGGAGCTTCAGCCTTGACCGAGACCTGGCGAAAACTGCCGGGCGCAAAGGCGGCCTCGCAACCGCGCCAGAGAAGCGAACTTACAGCACCAATCCGGGCTCGGCGGCGACTGCCGGCCGGAAGGGCGGAGCCACGAGTCGGAGGAAACCGGCAAAGGCTGTGCCCTAACCCCTGCGATCCTGCGGCCTGTGCAGCGAAGAGATTGGAGAAGACAATGGTGCAACCTAAAGCATTCCCAACACTAGACGTTCTCGGCGCGGCGACCGGCCGCCTGATGGGTGATATTGGGGGAATTTACGAAGTCGCTAACTTCGTTACGGGCGAGAGTATTTATACGCATCAACTCCCGCGCGTCTGCCGAGAATTCGCAGCGCACCTGAAGACTTACCGCGCCGATCTATTGCCGGTCTTCGACGAAGCTGAAACGGTTACACCGGAGAATTACAAAGAGATCGGGGCGGATTGGCTACGGCGCTTCGGAGAGACGATCGACGTGCGGCGAATGGGAGAAGATGAGCACGAGCGCATCGACCCGATGAGCGAACTGGTAGAAAAAGTTCACCCAGACAACATCATCGTCGTTCCCGTTGGAGAACCCAATGAGCATTCCTAAAGTCTGTATAGAGGCGGCTGGATCGCCAGACGATTATGGGCTCGCGCCAAACTATCAGAGAGATGTTCGCAAAGCCCGCGCCCGCTGCGTCATCCTCGCGCTGGCGGAAGAGATGCCGGAAGATGCTGTAGACGCTGCCGCCAAAACTATATGGGGCGACGCCGACTGGCGACGCATTTCGATAAACCAAGGCAACGAGCTTTATGCGCAAGGGGTCCGCATTGACTCCCTTGAGGAGACTGTAAGGGGGATGAGAAAGGCGCTGGAGCCGTGGGCGAATGCCGCGCGTAGGGTAAATTATTTCGACGGCGAAGGATATGACGCACGGCTGTATGCGCTTCACGATGCCGGATCGGCTTTGCGAGAATTGTGTGATGGCATAGACGGCAGGCCGTTGTGCGTCAGTGACCTACGGCGCGCGATCACCGCCCTCGCCTCATCAGAGAGCGTCGTCAAGAGCGAAGACAGCGATGCTTAGAGCAATCGAATACGGCTTGATGGTCGTCTTATCGTTCATCGTAACGTGGAACGTCCATCCATTCATCGCAGGATTTTGGGCCGCGATTTTGTGCTGGGCTGCCATTGAACACATCACGGCGTGGAAGAGCGAAGGAGAGAATGATGGCGTGGAGTGACGAAGCAAAGAAGCAGGCAATCTACGTATTTGAAACGTTGCTCGTTGACGACGGGCCAATCCGCGAGCAAATGCAGTCAAGATTACTCGCCGCCCTCGACGCTGCCGCCGCTGTTGATGGCGATGCGGGGTGGCAGCCGATTGAGACGGCGCCGAAAGACGGCACGCGCATTCTGGTTTTTGGACCATCGAATGATGGCGACAAAACTTACATCGACGTGTGCGCTTGGCCGTGCAATTGGGACGGGTTATGGCCTGTTGCATACATGGCTTATGCGGCGGGAGAGCCGTCCCATTGGATGCCGCTCCCTTCGCCGCCATCCGCACTAAAGAGGCTGAAATGAGTGACGATATCGAAACGCTGCGTCGTCTTGCCGACCATTTAGGAACGGAAGAACGCAAGGACGCCATCGCCGCGCTGGAGCGGGTGGAGAAGGAACTGTCCTTCGTGTCCCGTGAAGCCAACAGGCTCGCGAACGATTTGCGCAACATGAAAGCCGACCGCGACTCTCTCCGCAAGGCCCTCGACGACCGCTGGGCCGCAGACCTGAAGGCCGCGAAGGCGATCTTTGCTGAAACAGGTAGGACAAGCGGCTTCCCGAGCGTGCGGGAAGTTGTTGCGTGGTATGCGGCCGAGGTGGAGAGGTTGGAGACAATGCTGCGTGATGAAAGGGTTATAGCACTGAGAAATGAGGCGCAATTGAACAACCTCAAACACGAACTCGTGGAACTCTCCACCCCCTCATCAAAGGAACTCCCATGACCCTATCCTACCTTCTTCTCGTCGCGGTGCTCGACTCCGGCCCGCTCACCTACGAGCCCTTCACCACCTGGCCAAGCCTGCAATCCTGCCTCGCCGCCGGGGAGTCCAGCCAAGTCTTCTTGCGCGAGCTTGGTGCAGGCGGGACGTTCAAATGTCGCGCGACTTGGGAGCCTGCTGATGACTGAGCTAAAGCTTTGCAAAGACTGCAAGTGGGCGGTGCCGGACACAAATGTATTCTTGCGCCCGGTGTGGAATGACAACACAGAATGTTGCTCGCCAAAAAATCTACGAGGATATAATCTTGTGAACGGAGAAAAATTAAGATTTTTAATCAAGGCTAAAAACCTGAGAACATCAATTGATTGTTGCGGCAAAAATGGAGACTGGTGGGAGCCCCGCTCATGAAACGCCAACATCTCGTCGAACTCGCTCGCCTGATCGGAGACCTGCGGGGAGACCTGACCCCGGTTCGGTATCAGCAGCTTCTCGCCGATGTCTCGGACCTGGCCGCGAGAGTCAACCCAGCGTTCAGCCCGGAGCGCTTCCGTGAGGAAGCGGCAACCCGACACGTTAAGCAGCGCGGAGGCTCTCTGTGACCCTAATCTCCCTCCCTTTCGCTGAAATCAAACTAACCACGGAGACTCCCCGCCGAACAGACTTTGATGACCTGATCCGAGCGCTCGTGGCTCTGAGAGAAACTTACCCCTATGTTGAGGCCCCGTATTGGGGAGCCTAACCTCGATCCAACCCTGAAAGGAAACCAGCATGTCTCTTCCGATTGTCGGCGCTCTTTAGGATTTTGTTCCTATTGACGTTGGTTGGCTTTTATAATATAGTGCAATCCCCAACCAACGGAGATCTTCAATGAAATTGATCCAGCTAACTCGGGGCATGTTTGCTCAAATCGATGATGAAGACTTTGACCGCGTAATGGCTCAAGGTCGATGGCAAGCTGTTGTTGGGTATAACACTTGGTATGCGTCAACTTCTTTTAAGATACCAGGAACCAGAAAGAACAGAAAAGTATTACTGCACAGATTTATAATGGGGTGCGAAGAAGGAGACGGTCAGCGAGTAGATCACAAAGATGAAAACGGATTGAATTGCCAGAAAGAAAACTTACGGATAGCCTCTGCAACATTGAATAGTTTCAACAGAAAAGAGCTATTAGCAAATAACACCTCAGGAGTCGAGGGTGTTTATTGGAGTAAACAAAAACAAAAATGGGTAGGAGAGATTATTTGGTACGGAAAGAAAATTTATTGTGGGGCAAGCAAAGATTTGGCTATAGCAGGCCAAATGCGACAAGCAATGAAGGATAAGTTAATGGAAGGAGTTGAATTAGATGAGAAAATAGCCAGCCTCGACTTAACAAGCGAAATAACCCTAGATGACTTAACAGGAGTATGAAAATGAGTCTTCCAATTGTTGGATCAGTCTATCGCCCCCCGGCCAAAGCACTCCTCGCTGTTCTCCCGGCCGGAACACTCCTGCTCGCCCGCCCGGAGCCCGAGAACCCGCATGATCCGAACGCAATCATGGTGGTGCTCCCGACAGGGGCCATCCCACATACTCACAAGGACGTGATTGCAACCGCCGTCGCCGGCTACGGCTTCACCTCAGACGACATTTTCGAGGCAGCCGAGTGGCACGTCGGCTACATTCCGGCGAAAATCGCAGTCCACCTCGCGCCGAAGATGGCGGGGGAAGAGGCTGAAGGGAAGCTGACCTTCGACCTCGCCGGGAAACCCAAGATCGATCTCCCGATCGGGGAAGGGTATGAAGCATGAGTGACCCAACTTATGTAAAAGAAGAGATCGACGCTAATCCAACTTGGAAACTGGCGTGGGTCTTGAGTGAAATTGACAACGATGCAGCCCCAATAGGCTGGGGCCGCTACATCTTTGTTGCAAAGTGTCTGCAACATTTTTACACTTTAACAGAAAAACCGAAGGAGCCTTATCATGGGAATTGATGCGCAAATCTTGATCCGACGAGGAGAACGAACTTCCTTGTTCGAAGAGATTGACAAGTGTTGGTTTGCGAGTGGAAGGGAGTCTTACACACATTCTCACTTCAAACTCTCCCCTCGATCGTTGGTTTGCCCAACCTGCAACCACGAATGTGCCAACATTGGGGGAGGTGGGTCTAAAGCCTTCCACTACTGTCACGGCTGCGGGACGAACTACGTAACTTCCGGCAGCAAAGTCTACAAAGGAGAAGACTTATTCAAGATCACGGATGAAATCAGACAGGGAACTGCTGAGCCCTATTTTGATGGAAAAGATTTTCCTCAATTCTACATGGAGTCCTGAAGAATGGTCAAAGAGACAACGCTACCAGCGCCCTCCCACGACCCGCGCCATATCCGCTACGCCCTGGCAGTCAACACGGTCCTCGCGTCGATGAAGCTCGACTCCCGGACCTTGATGACCGCCAACGATGCACAGCGGGTCGCGCAGATCTTCGCGCTTCTTCACCTGGATAAGATCATCGAGAGGGAGACTGAGCGCGGGACGGTGGAAGCCCCGGAGCAGCCGCCGGCAGACCCGAGGCTTGCGGACATCGAGCGGAGACTGGCCGAGAGCTTGGAGGTGGTTGACTCCGCTTTGGTTCCGAGAGGCCAAACCCCCAGCTAAGGGCCTTTCGGCGAGGGGTGGAAAGGTAATGTGTCCCACCCCTCTGCGAAGGGCCACGAGCCTGAGTTCAAAAACGGAGCCAAACTGATGCACCCTGACGTCCGAGAAGCCCTAGAAGACTCAATCAAGCACTGGGAAGAGAATGTTGCAGCACAGTTCCCATCCCAAGCCCATGTCTGGGCAGATCACTGTGCACTCTGCAACCTTTTCAATGATCGGATATGGAGAACCGGGGAAGAAGAAGACTGCGTTCACGAAACTTATGGCCCCTGCCCTGTCTACGCCCGCACAGGAGAAGACCAGTGTGGAGGCTCCCCTTGGGAAAAGGCACAGCTTTCTCAGGGGAAATGGAATATCGGTGTGATCCCCAAAGAACAATGGCAAGAGGCGGCCCAAGCCGAGCTTGACTTTCTCCGCTCTCTCCGAGAAGACTGATGACCGAGGACAAGTTACGAGTCAAGAAACTCGCGGACAAATACTGCGATGAGCACGGCGGACCCCCGAAAAAAGAGGAAAGCCCAATCATTGGGGTGGACTATGCTGGGATTGAGCTCAGGACTCTAGCTTGGCTAGATGAAGTATCTGAGATAAGTCTTGAGGATTGGGCTAGCCTTTATAGAGCTACGCTCGAGCCAAAACGCAGGCCAGAAACAAAATACGTAGAGACAATCCCAATCCCAAAACTCCCTCCCGACAAACCCTGGACCCAATTCAACCCAACCCCAAAGAACCCGAAGCGAGGCCGACGTTGACCTTCCCCCCAACTCTAGAACAAGCCGCAATCCTGTCCTCCGCGCGAGAGTCCAACGCATCTTTGATGATCTCCGCCCTCGCGGGCACCGGCAAAGCTTTGCGCAATGACCAGCGAGTTGTCACACCACGAGGTTTGCGCGCCATTTCTGAGATCCAAGTGGGAGATTTAGTTGCCAGTAATGATGGCCAATTTTATCCTGTATCTGGGGTTTTCCCGCAAGGGAAAAAGCTGCAATTTTCATTAAAATTCTCGGATGGAACTTATGTAGTAACATCTGCAGACCATATCTGGACTATGCGGCGTGCTGACAACAAAATTGTAAATGTTACGACCCTAGAATTAGGACAAAAATGTAGGTCTAATGCAGGAAATGTTTCTTGGGGGGATGGGACTAGAGCCTATTGGTTTTTGCCTATGACTGCCCCAGTAAATTATCCTACAACAAATCTACTTCCAATGGACCCTTGGTTTCTAGGAATCCTTATTGGAGATGGTTGTTTGCAAGAAAAAAGTATATGCTTTTCTTCTGCTGATAAGGAAATAGTAGAAAAAGTGGCCGCGATTGCAGCTGAGGATTTCCTTCTAAATTGCAGAAAAACCTCAGATTTTGGGTATGATTATAGATTAGCCTCCCCGAGTAATTTGGGGAAAGAAAATCTATTGTTAAATATTTTACGCCAACTACAATTAGCTGGCAAAAAGTCTGAGGATAAATTCATTCCCTGGCAATACATGACAGCACCAATAAATGATAGAATTGCGATTCTTCAAGGCTTGTTCGATAGTGATGGAAGTGCGAATGGGCCTGCAGTGGATTATGTAACAACAAGTCTAGCTTTAGCTTACGATGTAAAAACTCTTGTAGAAAGTCTGGGAGGAACAGCAGTGTTGTCTGAAAAGCAAACAACACATAAAGTAGCGTTTCGTCTTTACGTAAAACTGCCCCCCGGCATTCAACCTTTTAGCTTGTCTAGAAAAACAGCTAATTATAATCCAAAACAACGTAAACCCTATAGAGCACTAGAGTCTGTTACTCAACTTAAGGAAGAGGCAGAATGCACTTGTATAAGTATTCAATCCCCGACTTCTCTGTTTTTAACAGAGAACTTTATAGTAACACATAACACGACCACTCTCGCCATGCTTGCGGAGGCTTTGCCCCCAGTCCCTTCCCTCGCTCTTGCCTTCAATGTCAAGATCAAGAAGGAGCTGGAAGAACGATTCCCCTCCCACTTCACCGTGCTGACGCTCAACGGCCTTGGCCACCGCGCCTGGACCCGGAAGGTTGGCCCAGTCACCCTCGACGATCGCAAGCTCGGGAAGATTCTGACCGCAGTTGCCTCCGAATGGGGGACAAGTCTCTCTCAAGACGACTGGGCCGACGCACTTCGACTCACCTCCGCTGCGATGAATGCCGGAGTCATTCCAAACTTCTTCCCTCTCAAGGGGTTTGTAGTGGACTCTCCTGCAATCTGGACCTCCCTCGCCCTGGACTTGGACGTGAACCCAGACCTTGGAGAGCTGGCCCGCGAAGTCTTGATCGAGTCCATCAAGCAGGGGCACGGCACCGGCGGAAAACAGATCATCTCCTACGATGACCAAATTTACCTTCCCACCTTCTTTGGTGGAGCCTTTTCTCCGCAGGCTCTTGTGATGGTGGATGAGGCGCAGGACCTGAGTCCGGTCCAGCACGAGATGATCCGCAAGGTTTGCCCGAAGGGGAGACTCATCGTCGTGGGCGATCCGAAGCAGGCAATCTATGCTTTCCGTGGGGCTGACAGCTCGTCGATGGAAAAGCTTCGAGGGCTTCGCCAGGACTGGATCGACCTCCCCCTAACCTTGACTTTCCGCTGCCCGAAGGTGGTGGTCGAGCGGCAGCAGGAACACGCCCCCGGCTACACCGCAGCGGAGTCGAATCTCGACGGCCAAGTCATCTCGCTTCTGGGCCTCGAAGAGGGCTGGAGCTGGGACGCCATCCCATCCGGCCAGACTGCTGTCCTCTGCCGCAACAATGCCCCGCTTCTCTCCCTCGCGCTGAAGCTCCTGGCCCGTCACATCGGCGTCGTCATGCTGGGGCGGGACATTGGAAAAGGACTGATCGCGCTGGCGAAAAAGGTTCTGCCCAACCCGGAGCTGGTGTCTGCCTCCTGCATCCCGCTAATCGCCGACTGGCGAGATCGTGAAGTCTCCCTCGCCAAGGCGAACGAGAAGCAGCACAAGATTTCCGGGATCGAGGACCGCGCGGAATGCCTCTTGGCGGTGCTGGAACACGTGGCCTCCGCCGGGGAGCTTCAGACGAAGCTAAAGGATCTCTTTTCGCGCGAGCGAGGGCAGGTCACGCTCGCGTCTGGCCACCGCGCAAAGGGGCTGGAATGGCAGCACGTCCTGCACCTCGACCCATTTCGGATTCCCTCAAGGTACGCGAAGAAGGCTGCGGCGGCAGGGCACCCTGGCCAACTTGAGCAGGAGTACAATCTCAGGTATGTAATCGAGACTCGCGCCAAGGAAACTCTGATCCTGGCCAATCTGGAGGACTTTGAATGACCGAGCTTAAGCGTGAAATCAAATTCATTCCAGCTTACAATAAAGTCGCAGAGGGCTTCGGTCGGCATGGAATGGAGATTTTGTGGGTTCTCTCTGGCCCAGAGGGCGCAATAACTTTAAGGATGAGCACAAACTGGTACACACCCGAAGACCAAAGAGAATTTCACAGAAAACCCATTGGCTACTTTCAGCGCTATCCTTGGGGAGTTGATCTTTCCTATCACTCCCATGTGCCGCACTACGAAGGACAGTCTTGCAACGAGCATTGTGCTTTCTTGGAAGGAAAACCCTGCTATGCTGACGGAACATCACTTGGGGCAGATGAAATCATGGACGAATTTCTCCTTCAAGGAGAAGATGTGATCTGGAAGAAACTTGAAGAATGGTATGAGTCAGAACTCAAAAACAACCTAACATATGAGATATGACATGAGCATCCAACTTCCCACCCTGAAACTCCGCCTCGAAGCCTTTCGCGGTCGATGGAAAAGCGACGCGCCATTCACCCGCGAAGACTTTGCCAAAGCTATGGGCATTCCTGTTGGCACAGCCAGCGCAACATGCAGCTACGCCGCGCGTGAAGGGTTGCTTACGCACAGCGGCGCACGACCTCGCCGATACTCCTTTCCACAAGCAGCGCCTGCGGCGCAGGCCGACATCGACTCCCTCCTGTCCATCGTAGCTGAAATCGACGCGAAGGGAATCAAACGCACCACCATTGCTCCACTTCTCTCCTGGGCTGCAAATGCCCTTCTCACAGCTTAGCTGGAGTCCTCTCATGACTATCTACTTCCAAAACCCTGGCGAGATTGACCCCCGCCTCATCACCACGCTCGGCGTCAATGTGAAGGAGTCCGACTCCCCGGTCGGCTTCTTCGGAACGGGCCTGAAATACGCCTTGGCCGTCCTGCTCCGCGAGCACCACGAAGTGACCATCTGGTCCGGCGAGCGAAAGTTCTCCTTCCGAAAGGTTCAAGACGTGCTTCGTGGAAAGGAGTTCAACTTCATCCACATGACAGAAGGAGAGCAGACTTCCCCCTTGGGCTTCACCACCGAGCTGGGCAAGAACTGGACCGTCGCCAATGCTTACCGGGAACTCTACTGCAACGCAAAGGACGAAGGTGGCGGCGTGATTGAGAGGGCAACCCCAATTGCAGGCTCTACCCTGATCGAGGTCTCCGGCTCAGCCTTTGAGCAAATCCACCTGACCCGAGATGAGTTCCTTCTCTCGCCAAAACTCACCCCCCTTTCATGCAGCAACGATGCCCTGAAAGTCTTCCCCATTCCATCCTCTCAAATCTTCTTCCGAGGGATCGCTGCACGAACTCTCCAGAAAAACTCCGTCCTTCGGTACAATCTAATCAGTGCACAAGAGTTAACCGAAGATCGCACTCTCAAATACCCCTACTTTGTGGACTCCGCGATCGCGGTCTTCATCACCAAGTTCCTTTCCGACCCTGTAGCACTCCACACCATCCTGACCACCGAGTGCTTTGAGCATGAACTGGACCTGACCGCCTGGAACTGCGAATGGAGCGATCACTTCCTTGCTGCCGTGCGACTTGCAATCCGAGCTGCTCCGACAAAAGTCGACAGTCGCGTCACTTCGAAGTTCTTCGAGAAGAAACTTGCGGCGGATGAAGTCTATACTGAGATCACCCTCAACGCTGAGCAAGAAGAAAGGCTTGCCTTTGCGAAGGAGTTTCTCTGCTCTTGTGGTTTCTCCGTCACCAACTTCAAGATCATCCCAGTCGAATATCTGGGGGAGAACATTCTCGGGATGGCAGATCACAGGACAAGAACCATCCGAGTCTCCTCCCTCGCATTCTCCCATCCTGACGAACTTGTTCGGACCTTGCTCGAAGAGTTCGTCCACCTCAACTTTCACGTCCAAGACGAGACAAGGATGATGCAGAATGCCCTGATCTCCCAACTCCACCGCGTCAGTGCTGAGCTTTTCAAGTACCAGAAGAAGTTTGGCCTAAGTATTACGCTCGATGATGATATCCCCTTCTAGGAGCACCAAATGTCCGCCGAAACACTACTCTCCGCCGCCCGCCGACTTCTCCGTCTCGTCCGAATAAACAACGAGCGAGACGGCGGGTTGATTTCCAACGACACCAGCAGCGCAGCCGAAATCCTTTCCCGCATGATCGAGGAAGAGGACCGGAGGACCAAGGAGCAAAGCAATGAAAAAGTGGACTGAGCCCCTCACCAAATTGATCTCCGAGATGGAAGAGCACAGAGACGCTCTTCAACTTGAGCAGGACACCTCCGAGGAAGAGATGGAAAACTTTGACCCAGAGGAAGAAGGGGCAATAGAGCCGGAACAAATCGAGCATCAGGGTGACATCGATCAGCTTGATGAAGTGCTGGATCTGCTTAACCAAGCAATGGACCTAATCTCATGACCGACCCCAAGCCTGTCTGGCCTGAAGGGGCTCCCCAACTCTCCTACTTCGACCCTTCCCGACCGACAGTCGGCCCGGACCGACCATCGCTCCTCCGCCCGGACGGCACCCCCTTCAACGTAGTGCTCCCTTCCCTCATGCTCACTCCAGACCCTTCCGGCACGATCACCCTCTGGGGCTTCTTCCCGATGGATGGGCAGTCCTCTTCCCCGAAGTTCACCAAGTTCCCGGACTGGGCGGAGCTAAGCTCCGCCTACTCTCGTTGGCTTGCCTGCCCAGAAAAGTTCGCGGTGGAGGAACTTGGCTGGTGGCCGCGCGACCGCGCGCCGGAAAGAGTCGCGAACTTTGCGGCCAAGAGTTTGAAGGTTGCCCCAGGGGAAATCTCTCTCGAAGACCTGATGTGAAGGACCAACTCCCATGACCCACAGAATCTCCGTCGAAATTACCCTCACCGAAGACGAAGCACGCGAACTGATGTTCCACCACCTTCTCCTCGCCCAACGCTTCTACGAAGCCCTCGACGATGATCCAGGAGAACTCGCCATCACCATGAAGGAACTCTCCCGCGTTCTCGGCCACGACGCCCCTGCCTTCTGCGGAGCGAGGGCCTTCATCGTGGCGATGGAGTCGCACTATCAGGACTTGGCGCGAGAACAAGGGGATTGAGCTATAGCGGGCGAAGCCCGCCGTCCCATCGGTTCGATTTTCCCCAATGGGACGGCCCGCCCTCCCTTGCGCCCACGCCCAAGGCCGGGCATAATCTTAGCCGTCCTCCCACCACACACTACAGGCCACCATGCCCCATCCCATGACCATTTCCGGCGTCGTTTTCGAAGTCGCCCACAAGTATTCTGAAGGCCACCAGCTAACCTCCGACGAAGCTGCTGCCCTCAATTCCCTCTTCTTCTCCGGCCTGAGCGCCAAGCTCAAACCCCTTGTCGTGAAGGCCCAGAAGGCAGCAGGGAGCCTCGAACTCGATGACGGAACCAAATCAGACCTTCTCGCGAAGCTTTCTGAGTTCTCCAGAACCCACACCTTCACCCAGAAGTCCGGCAATTCCTACGATCCGGTCCAGCGTGAAGCCTTCAAGATGGTCAAGCCACAAGTCCTAAACGCGCTCAAGCAAAAGGGCCTTGACCCAAAGAGCCTTCCCGAAGGGAAGCTTGAGGAGATCATGCTTCAACTCTTGAGCAAACGCGCCGATATCATGGCTGAAGCCCGCCGTCGGGTTGAGGCTGTAACCTCCATCGCTGATGATCTCCTTCCGTAAGGGAAGCCTCCCGCCCCTTACGGTCAACTGGGGCGGCGTGTGGCTAATTGCCCGCCGCCCCGATTTTGGAGCACCTCCTTGTCAGAACAAACAATAATCGACGGAAAGTCCGCAACTCGCCGACATATCCTGCTCTTCGACGAGGACTATGATTTTATCAAGAACACCTTCGGAGAGCACCCTGGGGTCTCCGCCGCCGTCCGCATCATGATCCACGAGTATGTGGAAAGGGTGAAGAAGAAGGCAGCGCTGAGAGCCGGAGCGGTCGCGGTCGATGCTTCCGGGATTGATGAGATTGTGGCGAAGTTGACGGAGCAAGTTTGATCATGACCCTACCCGAGTCCCCCCAAACCTCTCCCCTTTCCGAAGCATCCCCCTCCTCTCTCGAAGAGATCTTCGCCACTTCCCCCCTCGAGCGCACCGACGCTGAGTGGCTCGCGACCGTGGTCGCCCTCCGCTCGATGCGAGAAAAGTGGAAGTCGGATGAGCTGAACGGCGCGAAGCGTGCCGCAGCGCCGAAGAAGGGTCCGCTCAAAGCCGCCCCGAAAGAACTTTCCCTCGACGACCTGGGGCTCTGAGTCCAATGTCCGAGTCCCTCACCAGCACAAATTCCTCCTTTTCCCAAACAATACCCAATCTCCAGATCGGATGGGACAGCACGTCTCTTTCCGCCCTCAAAACCTGCCCGCGCCTCTACTACTACTCCATCATCTGTGGCCTCCAGCCCCGTGGCGCGAATGTTCACCTGACTTTCGGCCTGCTCTACCATGCAGGGCTTGAGCATTACGACCACGAGAGAGCGCAGGGGACGGATCACGATCTCGCCGTAGTCCGAGTCGTGCGCCGCCTGATGATCGAGACCTGGGACACCGAGCTGGGCCGTCCCCTCCCTGTTCTTTCTGAGGACAAGAACAAGAACCGCTACACGCTCATCCGCACCATCGTCTGGTATCTGGAGCAGTTCCGGGAGGACTCCCTCCAAACCGTGATCTTGGCCAACGGCAAGCCGGCAGTTGAGCTATCTTTCCGGTTCGAAACAGAGCACCGAGCCTCGGATGGCACCCCCTTCATCTACTGCGGACACATGGACCGTGTTGTGCTGCTGAACGGTGAGCCTTGCGTGCTGGACCGAAAAACAACAAAGCATACCATCGGAGACAACTTCTTCGACCAGTACACCCCAAACAACCAGTTCACGGGGTATGTGATGGGAGCCCAGGTCCTGCTCCCAAAAGAATCCCCCAGAAAGCTTATCGTCGACGCCGCTCAGGTTGCCGTCACCTTCTCTCGTTTCGAGCGGGGTCTGGTCGATCGGTCCGAGTTCCAGCTCGACGAGTGGTACAAGGGCCTCGGCTTCTGGCTCAAGGTTGCCGAAGGCTACGCTCGCGCCAACTACTGGCCGATGAATGAAAGCTCGTGCGGAAACTATGGAGGCTGTCCTTTCCGCCCGGTCTGCGCGAAGAAGACTCAGAAGGTCCGAGACGAGTGGCTTGCCTCCGCCTACGTGACGCGGGTCTGGGACCCACTGCAGATTCGTGGAGACATCTGATGCAAAAAATAACTCTTACTATGATCGAAAGAGAACTGCTTCGTCTCCTCTACCTAGAGTCCCCTGCTCAGGCAAAAAAACCGTGCCCTGATCTCGAAATACGTCGCTTGTAACAGCTATTACGCCATCTTCCCGATCTCCGGCACCGACCTTTATCGTCTGACCCTTGACGAGTTGTCTCAAAAAGTGCTGAGAAATGTCCAGTTCTATTCTGCCCCCTTTGCCCTAGTCAAAGAGATAGCGCCCCTTTGGCGCGCAGCTGCATTCGAAGGGGTCCGCTTGGACATAAATGTCAGTCATGACATTGCGTGGGACGTCGACTGGTTCATCTGCAAAGTAACTTTTTAGACTACCTGTCCACTTCTCAACCAACCTCCCCGGAGTCCCATGGCCCCCCTCATCCTTCGCAAGCCCCCGATCAAACTCCTTCTCATCGGTGACAGCTCCTCCGGAAAGACCGGAGCCCTAGCCTCCCTCGCCTCTTCCGGCTACAATCTCCGCATCCTTGACGTCGACAAGGGGACAGATATTCTGGTCAACTACCTAACCGACGAGAACTCTCGCTACTACAAGGCTGATCCGGCCGCAGCTTCCCGCGTCGACATCGTGCAGGTCTCCGACCCGATGAAGAGCCTGAACGGTCTTCTAACCCCAAGCAAGGCCGAAGGTTGGCAGAAAGCCACCAAGCTTCTCATGAACTGGGAAGACGGTGAGACCAAGCTCGGCCCGATCTCCTCCTGGGGACCGCAGGACATTCTCGTCATCGACAGCCTTTCCGGCCTAACCAAGCTCGCCCTGAATTTCCACCTCATGATGAACGGGGTGCTCGGCAAAGGTCGGACTCAGAATGAGGCCCGCCGAGACATCGGAGCGGCCCAGAATTACATCCGCGACCTGCTCGAACTCCTTTACGACGACAACGTGAAGTGCAACGTCATCATGATCTGCCATATCACGGCGATCACCGACGCCGGGGGAGCCCCGAAGGTCGAGGATGGAAAGTGGGAAGGGATTCCGACCGGCTATCCCGCCTCGATCGGCCGAGCCCTCTCGCCGCAAATCCCACGCTGGTTCAACAACATGCTGATCATGCATCGGACGAACCAGGGGTCGAACACCAAGCATGAGATTTTCACGTCGAGCCAATACCTCGGGGGCCAGGTTGTCTCAGCCAAGACCTCCGCGCCGCTGAAGGTCAAGCCAAAATACCCGATCGAGACTGGCCTCGCCGATTTCTTCGCTGATATGAAGCGCTAACGTGCTCCCGTAATCAGTGGTGCATGCACCACTGATCCTGCTTTCGGCTTGGGCAACCAGCAGGACACTCCCGCCCGAAAAGGAAACCATCATGGCCGAAGTTGATTTTGCCAAACTTCTCGCGAAAAAGGTTGACGAGTGCAAACCCCCGCCGTTACTCCCCTCCGGCACCTATCGCGCGATCATCCAGAAGTATGACTTCCAGACTTCGCGCGAAAAGGGGACGCCGTTCCTTCGCCTTCACCTCCAGTTCATCGGAGCGGAAGATGACGTGGACGCGACGGAGCTTGCGGAGATCGACCTCTCCAAGGTCCAGAAGTTCGCGAACTTCTTCCTCACCGAGTCCTCGGACTATCGTCTCGCGAACTTCTTGAAGTCGCTCGGGATCAAGACCGAAGGGCGGAGCCTGAACGAGGCGATTGCCGAGATGACCAACGGGACGGTTCTCGTCCCGATCTCTTCGCGACTCGACAAAAACGACCCGAGCAAGGCTTACAACGATGTCGGCGACATTACTGGAGCCTAAGAGTCAGGGAGGGGGGCGTTCGCGCCCCCTTTCTCGCACTCGTTGTCGAAATGGGGCTTGGAAACAGATGGTCCCACTTTTCAAACAAAACAAGACTGTGGAGGAAATTATAATCTTAACTGGAGCTTCTGAAAGAACAGTCAAAGGCTACCGCTATAAATTTGATGCCTTGAACAAGGAAGAGAAAATTTCTCTTCGGGCCAGGGTTGAAGCTTTAGTTCTCAAGAACCTTTCTCTGCGTGAAGTTATCTTCGAGTTGAAGGACGATAATCCAGTCTCAATCACTCCGTATTATTACAAAGCGAAAAAGAAGCTCATCCTTCCGATCCCAAAAAAGACTCTTTGCGAGAGTTTGGAATTGGAAGCAGAGGATAGAGGGATTTCAGTCAAGAAACTGACTGAGCGTCTTCTCACCATCATCATCGAACACGAGCTTTTCTCAGACATTCTGGACACTCCTCGATGACAACAATCTCTGCCACAAGCATCCTCGCGTCTCGGCACGCGACTACCGGCGACCGGCTCGACACGCTGCTGCTGCGCTATCCGCGCTGCATTCATTCGGAGTTCATGACGCACCGAATGTTCAGCCGCAACGCGGCGTCGTCGCGCGCCATCCCGGTCGAGAAGCTGATCCAGGACATGCTCGACGACCCGTTCGTGCCGATCGTGTGGGGCAAGAACCAGAAGGGTATGCAGGCCGGAGAAGAATGCCGCAACGAAGTTATGCTGATGCGCCCCTTCCACGTGCCGGAGAGGTTGATACCGTTTCCGGGTGACACTGACCGCATGTATAGTGCTTTCCCTGCTGGCATTGGTTGGAAGGAATATCCTGTTGCCCCTTCTGTCGCTTGGCAAGAGGCTAGAGACTACGCAATTAAGTTTGCGCGAGCTTTCTCCAACGCCGGCTACCATAAGCAGATCGTCAACCGCCTGCTCGAACCGTTCTCGCACATCACCGTCGTCTGCTCGTCCACGAACTGGTCGAACTTCCTGGCGCTACGCGATCACCCGGACGCCGAGCCACACATTCAGATGTTGGCGCGCGAGATCAGGAAGGCGCTCGACGACGCTGAGGTACAGGAGTTGCAACCGGGCGACTGGCATCTTCCGTTCGTCACCAAAGAAGAGATTCGCCAATGCGAGCGCGAGACCTATAATACCGACAACGGCAGCGATGCTTGGCTTGTAGTCACTAAACTGAAGAAGCTTTCCGCCGCGCGCTGCGCCAGCACGTCCTACAAGACTGTCGACGGCTTCGACATGACGATCGAACGTGCAGCGGCGCTCGTCGACAAGCTGATCGGATCGACGCCGCTGCACGCCAGCCCTTTCGAGCATGTTGCGCAGGCAGACGAAACCTTCTTCGACGGCGAGGAAAGTATCGGAGGATACAGACACCATCACCAGCATGGCAACTTCACTGGCTTCCGCCAGTGGCGCAAGATGCTCCCAAACGAATCTCTCTAACCCTGAGCCCCCGATGACAATCCTGGCCTTCATCTTCTTCCTCATGTGGCTCTTCGGTGCCGCAAGCACGCTTCTTTCCGAGCGTGAAATGTTCTGGATTTGCTTCAAGCAGGATCTCCAGTTCGGAGGAGTCCTGACTGGCCTTTGGCTCGTTCTCTGGGCCTTCAACTCTCTTCTGGAGAAACTGTGGTGAGCCATGATTTCCGCCGCATCCCCTGTTCCTCGATCGAAATTGATCGAGACTCCCGCCAACGGCGGAACATCACCACAGACGACTTGGAGCTTTCCATCGCACGTCGTGGTGTGATCCACCCGATTGTGGTTCAGCCTCTTCCCGATGATCGATTCCTTCTGATCACCGGGGAGCGGCGTCTCACCACGAGTTTGAAGCTCGGCCTCCCCGACATTCCAGCTCGCCTCCTTTCCGACCTGGATCAACTCGAGCGAGAGATCCTCGAACTCGAAGAGAACGTCCGACGCCGAGCCCTTACTTGGCAGGAAGAAGTTCGCGCGGTAGGCTCGATCGACGCCAAGCTCCGCGAGGCTTTTCCAGAAAAGACCCTCCGCCAGCTTGCGGAAGAGGTCGGCTATGATCACAGCTACTACTCGAAACTCCTAAAGGTCTCGAAAGAGATGGGGGACGAGCGAATCTCGAAGCTCGACTCCATCAACACCGCCTACAATATGCTTTCCCGCCGAGAGGAAAGAAAGACCCAGGACGCGATTGCAGAGTTGATGCAGATTTCTGCAGAGGTGGTGGCTGGGGAAGAGCCCAAGGTTGAGGCTGCTCCGGAGAGCAGTCCACTGACTGCTCCTTCTCTCCCTGCCCCAGCCAAACTCTACCTCCCAACCACCTTAAGCTTGCCGGAGTCCATCCTAATCGAGGACTTCTGCTCCTGGGTCGAGTCCTATTCCGGCCCAACCTTCAACTTTATCCACTGCGACTTCCCTTACGGAGTCAACGTCTTCGGCGGAAAATGGTCGGGGCGGGAGGTTCATGAGACCTATGATGATCAGTCCGAGGTCTACTGGACCTTGCTCAAGGTCTTCTGTGAGAACCTGGACAGAGTTATGAGCCACTCCGCTCACCTCATGTTCTGGTACTCCATGGACTACCACACGGAGACCCTCAAGTTCCTTTCCCAGAACGCGCCGAGTCTTGACATACAACGCCGACCGCTCGTCTGGCTTAAGAGCGACAACGCAGGCATCTGCCCAGACCCGCAGCGAGGACCCCGCTTCATCACAGAAACTGCCCTGATCGGCTCGCGCGAGGACCGGAAGATCGTCAAGGTGACTGGGAACGCGATTGCGGCCCCCACAGATAAACGATACCACCCCTCCACCAAGCCGGAGCCCATGCTTCGCCACTTCTTCCAGATGTTCGTGGATGACACGACGAGACTCTTCGATCCAACCTGTGGGTCCGGCGCAGCCTTGCGAGCGGCTGAAAGTCTCGGGGCAGAAGCGGTGCTTGGACTGGAGCTTGATGCAGGCGTCGCTGACGGAGCACGCAGCGCTCTTCGTGACTTTCGGATGAAAAATCGTGCAGCAGGAGTGGTGAGATGATCCTTGGCGTGACCGGGTTCAAAGGCTCAGGCAAGGACACCTTTGCCCAACCGTTCATCGAGTCCGGCTTCCTCCAGCTGCGTTTTGCAGACCCGTTGAAGGCGATGCTCCGTGCGATGTTGCTTGATGCGGGGCTGGAACCGAGCCTTATCCACGAGATGCTTGAAGGCAACTCGAAGGAGATTCCCTTCTCTGTGCTTGGAGACAAAACCCCCCGCTTCGCCATGCAGACTCTCGGGACAGAGTGGCGGAACTTACTGGACAAGGAGTTGTGGACTCGCATCATGCTGAAGAAACTGGTAAAGCTAGAAGCTACCAGCTCTTACGGGACTTCTGTCATAATCACAGACGTGCGTTTTCCTCATGAAGTTTCTGCACTTAAGGCTGTTGGTGGAAAACTTATCAAAATCTATCGTACAAGTTGTGTAGCAGATTATCATGAATCCGAACAACACATTGGGCAGCTTCCTGCAGATGTTGAGATTCACAATAATCACGGAATTGACTGGCTTCACGCTGAAGCACGTCGCACTCTAACCTCTCTTGCGGCACAGTTCTAATGACCCACACCGCCGCCCCAGCCTTTGCCCACACGTCTGGCCCAAAGTCCGCCCGGATCGCGCTGGTCGGCGAGGCGTGGGGGAAGGACGAGCAGCTTGTCAAAAGTCCATTCGTCGGCTATTCCGGGCAGGAGTTGACCCGGATTCTCAAAGATGTGGGCCTCAGTCGTTCCGACTGTTTCTTGACCAACGTCCTCGCCTTTCAGCCGTTCAACAACGACATGGACACGCTCTGCGGGAAGAAGGTGGACGTAGGGATTGGCTACGCTCATAAGGCTCTGCGCCAAGGGAAGTATCTTCGGCCAGAGTTTCTTCCGGAGATCGCCCGCCTCAAGGCCGAACTCGAGTCCGTCCGGCCAAACTTGGTGGTCGCCCTCGGCAACGTCGCCTGCTGGGCACTTCTTGGCACCTCCGGGATCGGGTCTATCCGTGGCACAGTTGCAGAGTCAACTCTCTGCCCAGGACAGAAGGTGCTCCCCACATACCATCCCGCTGCAGTCCTGCGCAATTGGGCATGGCGACCAATTGTTCTCGCAGACATGCTCAAGGCCAAGCGCGAACTCGAGTTCCCAGAAATCCGCCGGCCTCGCCGCGAAATCGTGGTGAACCCCAGCCTTGCTGAGATCGACGAATGGATCGCGCGCTATGGCGAGCACGCGCCAGACCTTGCAATCGACACTGAGACGACTCGCGGACAGATTGACATGATCGGATTCTCGTCCGGGGCGAGCCATTCGTTAGTTGTTCCGTTCTTCAACAATACCACCTTCCAGAACTTCTGGCCAGATGATGCGTCCGAGGTTGAGGCGAGGAAGAGGGTGCAGTATCTGCTTGGCCGCCCTTGCCCAAAGATATTCCAGAACGGCCTCTATGATCTTCAGTACATAATGAAGGAGCACTTCACCATCCGAAATGTCGGGGAAGACACCATGCTCCTCCACCACGCCCTGTTCCCTGAACTCCCCAAAGGACTAGGTTTCCTCGGCTCAGTCTACTGCAATGAGAGTTCCTGGAAACTCCTCAATCGTCGTCGAAGTGATGAAGTCGTGAAGAAGGATGATTAACTCGCATGAACGATAAACCTGCACCAACCATCCCCACCGTCCTCGAACGCTGCCTTGTCGATGAGTCCTCGGAGAGCTTCTCCGAGTTCCTACTCTCTGACGGCACCACCATCCGCGCGAAGATCAGCTTCACCTACGCCTTTCGCACCGATCAACACGACGACATGGGCTTTCCTTTCTACCAGATCATGGGAGTTCAGACAACCTTCCTCGTCGCCAACTGCAATGAAGAGCTGAAAGCGAGCAAGCAATGAACGATTATGTGATCGCCTGCGCAAAGCAGGAGGAGTTTGAGAAGATTCTTCCCGAAGCCTCGCAGGCAGAACTTGTCCTCGCCCTTTCCGCTCTTGCTGAGACCATCCACCACCTCAACCTCAGATGGTGGACAAATCTGGAAACCGGAGCCCCTCTTGCCCGAAACGATGGAGAGATGATTGCCCTGATGCACTCAGAACTTTCCGAAGCGCTCGAAGGGGTTCGAAAGTCCAAGATGGACGATCATCTCCCTCATCGGCGCTCGGTCGAGGTTGAAATGGCTGACGCAGTGATTCGAATCATGGATTTCTGTGCGGGTCGCGGCCTCGATCTTGGTGGCGCGATTATGGAGAAGCTCGCCTACAACTGGCATCGCCAGGACCACACGCTGGAGGCTCGTCGTGAAGCGGGCGGGAAGAAGTTCTAGGAGGAGCTGTTATGTCACGAGGGACAGGACAGACAACACAACAACTGCTTGAAACTAAATTGAATGGAGTGTTTATCTGCCTCAACCATGAGCACGTAAGATACACGAGACATCTTGCAAGATTTTTGGGGAGGGAAGATATAAGGATGGAAACTGTCGATTGGATTTTACGTAGATGTTGGCAGGGGCTAAACATGACTGATCTTGTTGTAGATCATTTTGCTCAAGAGCAGATGCGAGGTGAGTCTTTGTATGCTTTAATCGAAGCTCAATCTCGTGTTGGGAGACAATAAAAGTGCAGTCCCGCCGCCACTCCTTTTTCGAAGCTTGGGCGAACACGCTCTCAGGCTTGCTCGTCTCCCTGCTCCTGGGCCACTTCCTTTTCCCGGCAATGGGATGGGAGCTAAGCCTCGGCCAAAACATCACAGTCACCCTCGTCTTCACTGTGGTCTCAATCATTCGAACTTACTGCTGGCGGCGGGCCTTTAATTGGTGGGGGAGACGAGTCTGAATGCCCATCATTTACACCGATGAGTTCGACCCAGCGGCCTTCCCGCAAAGCACAGTCCGACAAATCTATAACGGTCTGGACTGTTGCATCACGTCGGAAGTCCTAACCGCACTCCGCCCTCTCTCCGACAACGCGCCGAACATCATCTACGACTTCGAGCGGGCGCTTCAAGCCCCAGTACTCGAAATGATGCAACGTGGCTTCCGCATCGATGAGTACGAACGGAGGAAGGGGGTGGCACTCCTGCAAGGCCAAATCTCCCACCTCGACAAGTGGCTGCAGGAACTTGCCGTCGCTGTCTGGGGAAAGACACTGAACCCACGGTCCCCGAAGCAACTCATCGACTTCTTCTATTCCGCAATGCGCCTCCCGGAGCAGTGGAAGAATGACAAGGGGAGGAAGAGACTCAGCACGGACAGAGAGGCGCTGGAAAAACTCGAGGTCTACTTCTATGCCCGGCCGGTCATCTCAACTATTCTGGAGATCAGAAATCTTGCAAAGAAACTCTCAGTTCTTGAGACTGAGATTGATCCTGATTTTAGATTTCGTCCAAATTTCAATATTGCTGGGACCGAAACAGGAAGATTCTCATCTTCCTCTAACGCTTTTGGAACCGCTTCAAATATTCAAAATATTACGCCAGAGCTACGAAAGATCTTTATAGCTGACCAAGGTTATAAGCTTGTTGGTATTGACTTAGAGCAGGCAGAATCTCGTGAAGTAGGTTGGCAGTCTGGTATTTTATTTAATGATTGGTCCTATCTCGATGCCGCCTATTCAGGAGATCTTCATACCTTGACATGCAAACTTATTTGGAGGAACCTGCCTTGGACTGGAGAGCCTAAAAAAGACCGCCAGATTGCTGACCAAATTTTTTATCGACAATTCTCTTATCGAGATATGAGCAAGCGTGGCTCACATGGAAGCAACTATTATGGGACACCTTTTACGATGGCTCGACATTTGAAAGTGCCAACAAAGTTGATGGAGGATTTTCAGTATAACTATTTCAACGCTTTCCCAGGGATTCCTCGATGGCATAGATGGACTGCACAACAACTCCAGCAGAACCAACTCCTCATCACTCCTTTCGGCCGGCGGCGACACTTTTTCGGCAGGCCGAATGACGACTCAACCTTGAGAGAGGCCATCGCTTTTACCCCACAGAGTTCCACAGCAGACCGCACTAATCTAATCCTCTACCGTATCTGGAAGAATATGCGAGATCGAGTACAGCTTCTTGCACAAGTCCATGATGCGATTTACTTTCAATTCCCGGAGCATCTTGATGAACAAGAAATTGTTTCCGAAGCTCTATCTTACTTTGAGCTAAAAATCGAGCATGGAAGTCGAAAATTAGTTGTTCCAGGAGAAGCTAAGCTCGGTTTCAACTGGGCAGCATATGATACTGAAACAAATCCTGATGGACTGAAAAAATTTAAACTGGGGATAAAAGATACTCGTCAGCGACATATTGGTGTCAATCGCATCTTGTAAGAGGTTTGAGGTGACAAAAAGAACAAATTTTATCTGCACTGTAGAAAACTGTGATAGACCGGCTTCTAGCCGAGGTTGGTGCAGGATGCACTATAGAAGATGGGAACGCCACGGAGATCCTACAGCAAGATTGTATGAGGAAGCAAACGGAATTTGTTGTGTGGAAGGCTGTGGCCGTGTTGTAGAGTCCAAAGGGTATTGTGCTATGCACGCAAAACGAGCAAGAAGATATGGCTCTCCTTATATTACATTGCATGAAAAGCAAGAAGGTAAATGTAAAGTTGAAAATTGTGAAAATGCGGCCATCAGCAAGGGTTACTGCCAGCGTCATTACGATAGCGTATTTAAACATGGAAGAGAATTTTTAATCTTGCCTCCTAGTGGCACTGGAACAATTACCAAAGATGGTTATCTTGAATATACAATAGGTGGCACAAAAATGCTGGAACATGTAATAGTTGCCGAAAAAGCTTTGGGGAAAAAATTGCCCCCTGGGGCAGTTGTTCACCATGTTGATGAGGTAAAATTGAATAATACTCCAACAAATCTAGTAATTTGCCCAGATCAAACTTATCATATGCTCTTGCATAAGAGGGCAAGAATGTTAGGAATTAAATTTTAATACATGAAACCACCTTCTCCGAGTCCCCAACCAGCAAGTAAAAAGGTCGCCTTTCGTGGAGGACTGGATTGAAAAATATCTCGCGGCAACTTCCGGCATGGCGTCACCAGAAATCTTTCGTCTTTGGGCCGGCATTTCTGCGGTTGCCGGGGCGTTGGAGCGTCGGTGCTGGGTCGAAACCAACGTCGGTCCCCCGACCTTCCCTAACCTCTATGTCATGCTTGTCGCCCCACCGGCGATCGGCAAGACCCAAGCCATCACTCCCGCCCTTAACATCATGACTCAATGCACGGACCTAAACATCGCGCCGGGGTCCATGACGAAGGCGGCAGTCATCGATACGCTCCGCGACGCCCGCCGGATCGTCACCTTGCCGGGGAACACAGAAATCCTCGAATATCACTCCCTCCAAATACTCGTCGGTGAACTCGCGGTATTTGTGAACTCCCACGATCTTGAGTTCCTCGGAGTCATTAACGAGATTTTCGACAATCCGACAGTCTTCCGCGAGCGCCGACGGCACGTCAACGGAGGGCGGGAGATTCAAATCACCCATCCCCAGTTCAATATCATCTGCGGAGCCCAGCCTGCCTTGCTCTCATCCATCCTCCCAGAAGAAGCTTGGGGCCTTGGCACCACTGCCCGCTTCATCATGATCTTTACCGAGGAGAAGGTCCGACCAGAGCTTTTTGGAACAGTGATCAACCGGAAAGTCTCTTACGAAGAACTCGCTCAACACATGCAGACTTGGACTTCCCTCTACGGGAAGTTCCACTGGGAGGACGCAGCAGCGGAGGTAATGCGGAAGTACTATCGGGAGTCGGACTCAGGACCGATCCCTGTCCCAGACTCTCCGAAGCTTCTCCACTACAACGGCCGTCGGGTGCAGTTCATGATCAAACTCGCTATGATCTCTGCCGTCTCCCGCGCGTCAAACCTGGTGATTGATGAGTACGATGTGGAACGCGCGAGGTTCTGGCTCCTCACAGCTGAGGCTACCATGCCCGGCATCTTCTCTTCCATGTCGCTCAAGACCGATGCGCAGCTTCTCGAAGAAATGCACATCTGGGCATGGAAGGAGTATCGCGCGAAGGGGCTTGTGCCGCTGCATGATAGTGGGCTGCACGAGTTTCTGCAGCACAGGGTTTACTCGGAGAGGATTCCGAAGATCATTGACATTGCGAAGAAGTCACATCTGATCGAGGATCTCAACTATGGAATGTATAAACCAAGCCCAAGGCTAGACCTAGGAGCTTCCATCTTGAAAGGACAGTGAAATGACCGACAACGCCTACCTGAAAACCATCGATAGGCTCGAGCCAGAAATCTGCCCCATCGACACGCCAGCAGCACTGGCCTCCATCGCAATCTCCCTCCGCCGCATTGCCGACCTTCTTGAAGAGGAAAAGCTGCACAAGCAGCAAGCTGCAGCTGCCCGAAAAGATCGGGGTGAGAGGATGGTTAACTTGGCGACCTAAAGGAGCCCATCATGGCAGAACCTTTTACAGAGATTCAAGCGGCACTTTGGAATCTTCGTCGTGCTTTTGAAAAGCATCATATGACTCCAGCAATCTTAGAACTGGCAGACCCTAGGCAAAGTCGGTATCTCAAGGCAATGTTGGACCCGGCAACAATCATTGCCATTGGAATGGACTTAAAAGGAAATCCTACGCGCCAGATAGAGATTGAGGGGATAATTGTGCGTTGGCCAGCACAAATGTTGCCTGTCGGAGAAGGTTTTGTCTATGTTGATCCGCGAGAGGGGCCATCGGTTCTTCTCTCCCCAATGGCCCTCCGGGGTCACTTATGAAAGAGCGGGCCAACCAGAGGCCAAATAAAATCCCTCACCACCCAAATAGCCAGTGCGCCGATTCCGGCTGCTATCGCTCCAGCCGTCCCGATAATCAGGTTCATCTGATGTGTCGAGACGGCTTCTCTTTTTTCCAGATTCCCTACACGTAAGTCCATGCCAGCTGCCCTTCCTCTCGCACTTGCCGCGACACCCTCGACCTGTCCGATTCTGTGCTTCAGTTCATCCACAGCTTGCCAAAGATTCTGACGGTCATCTTCACTAAGACGAGCCCTCTCCTCTAGCGCCGCAACACGTTCCCCCAGAATATCCCTCATCTTTCCCCCCAGAAAGAAATGGTGGGGCTAAGCCCCACCAGCCTTCTTCGTAAGCAGGGCCGTCAACGGTCCCGCCTTGTCACTGCTCAGCGCGATCACCGCCGGACCCACAACCAAGGTCCAGAGCTTCACGAGGAACGCGTTGGTCTGCTGCAGCATCTCAACCCAGTCCGCCGGAACATACTGCGGGAACGTCACCGCGCCCGAAGCAGTCGCATCGATGAAGCCCACAATGATGGCGAGCAGAAGTGCCCACTTCGGGTCAAGCTGGAACTTCATTGGGCAGGGCTCCCCAGGCTGATGACACGGGGCCGTAGCCCCGGTCCAATCATCGGACTTCTCATCTGTTCCATGCTCCCCAGTCAACACGATAGTTCACTCCCATAGTCACCCGGTTAAACCTCGCCCGGTAGTTCGCCTGCAAGGGTAGCACTTCCCCTGCCTGCGAGACCGCTCCGAACGTGCTCGAGACCTGGCCCAAGTCCGCGTGGAGGAACCGAAGATCGAAGGAGAGGTGATCCCCCACTCGCCACTCAGCGCCACCACCGACACCCCAACCAGTCTTGAACCCGCCAAACTTCGCAGAGTACAGCGGCATGTAGGGGCTGGAGAGCAGGCCAATCTGGATTCCCGGCTCAGCAAAAATCGGGCCGCCCATGCCGTAGACCAGAAGGTTCGGCATCAGCAAGAAGCCGACCCGACCTCCAACCTGGCCAACCTTCTGCCAGTTGGACTGTACCTGCGCCAATGCAGTGCCCTGGGACAGGGCTGCCGTGCTGAAGCTAGTGGTGTTCTTGTCCGTCAGGTTGAGACTCCCTTCGGCAAAGGCTCCCGCAACGAACCGTCCAAGCTGGTAGTCCCCGCCAACACGCACCCCGGCGAGGGCCGAGTCAGTATTCAGATAGACGTTCTGGCCGAAAGAGCCGGAAACGTCCGCCTTCCTCTGAGTCGCCCAGGAGTGCCCACCGAAGCCACCGAGATAGAGGCCAGTCCAACTCGGAGCCGTGTAGACCGGAGAGTCCAACGGAGCAAGCTTGCGACTCGGGAGATCCGCTGCAAGCGCCATTCCGGCGTAGATGATGGCCATGAGTAGCACTCCGGCCCCCATGCAGATTCGATCAAAGATTCTCATTTCCGACTCCTTTTCCGAGACCCCGCTCGGCACGGCTCGGACCTCACGGCCCAAAGAAGAAATTCCTGACTGGGTGGAACAGGATGAACATTGCTCCAAGCCCGACCACAAAGATGAGTTGCAGCATCCCTAGGTCATCTGACCACAGCATAAGGTCATTCATAGAAGGCCCTCCAAACAAGCTTGAACAGTCGCAGCACGAAGATCGAGGCCACAATCGGGAGGCACCAGAAGAGAAACCGCTGTGCCGCTTCTACCTGTCTCGGGTCCATCATGGGTAGTTCCTCCAAGGAAGCTGATAATGGGGGCCATCCTTGAAAGACTTCCAGTCCCCACCCCATTCAAGCGGAACCCCCACCTGAGCTGCCGCCGTTTTCATATCCTTGGCGAGGCCAGTGTAGAGAGGCCAGTCCCAGCGCACCTTTCCCCCAATCTTCACAGCCAAGTCGCACGCCCGAGACTTCCCATCAGAACTCGGCAAATGCCGGGATTTCATCGTCTTTGACGCACCCTTTGCAACAAGTTCTTTCTGCCTCGCCAGCGTTCTCTTCCCCTCAGTCACCACGAAGTCAATCTTCGAGTTTGCGGCGCAGCGAAGCACCACCTTTTTCAGGTCAGGATGGACCCCTTCCAGCAGAGCCAGACTCTTGGCATTCAAAGTCGTCATGATTCATCTCCTAATCTTCGCGAACAGAAGTCTCATCTTCGCCCAAGCGAACACCACTGCCATCAGCAAGATACCGAACCTACAGAGAAGTTCCTCTTTAGTTTTGCCCATAGACTCTGATCGTTCCGCTGGTGATATTTCCTGCCCCGAAAAGAATCCGAAACCCAGTCACCGCATCATTTCCTGCTGACCAAAAACCACCAACCGTACCGATGATCCCATTACCTGCCGTAGAGGCGTCTTGGCCAGTGAACTGCCCCACCCACATTTTCTGTTTTGTCGTCTGGGATGGGGTGTAAACTGTGATGAGCCCTGAAACACCTTGGCCGAGATTCGATGTCTGAATCCCGAGGGCGATGTATGTAGTTGGAGTAACTACAGCCCCCGCACCGACAATATATCCCGTCACCGATTTGTAATCTGCTGTACGGAGGGAAGCTCCAGTATAGATTTGTAGTTCAAGTGGCTGATTATCCGTCGCCGGTGAGACATTCTCGTATTCAATCTGGTAGGACCTAAACCCGAGAGTCAGACTCGTCGTGTCTTCCACATTCGCGACTGCGCTTGGGGTCAAGGTGTTGAGCAGCACCCGACCTTTTAGTGGGGAGAGTCCGTGAATCTGCCAGTTTGTTCCATTCGAAACTACACGCAGTCCATACCCGGAGGGGAGAAGCAGCGATGCTGCACCGTTAATCGTGCTCGTGGTTGGGGTCAGCGTCACCATCCCCGCCCCAACATTCTGCACGTCGAGCCAGAAACCTGAACCAAACGCCCCAGTCGCTTGTGGCACCGTGACAGCAATCGCCGCCGCGTTGGAGAAGGAAACCAGCTTCCCTTGATCCGCCGCAAGCACCGTGTAAGTCGTTCCGGTCTGGGCGTTGATGATCTCCGTCCCAGCCCCAAGTCCGGCAAGGTAGGCCAGCACCTGCCAGTTGCCGGACCCCAAATACTTCACCACCGCGAGACTGCCGTTTGTCGTGGTGATGTTCGTTCCACCAGGGATGATGAGCGAAGTCGCGTTGTGGGTCAGCACCGCATTGCCGGTGAAGGTCACAAAGTAGAGGGGCTGGGCTACAAATGCGCCCGATCCGAAACTCGTGATCGAGGCAGACCCAGTCACCACGACGTTTGGGCTTCTCACCGAACCGATGTCTGTGATCGCACCAGAGCCGAGAGACCCTGCTGGAGTAACCGTCGGTCCGGTGACAAGATGAAATTGCCCCAGGGTCGAGTCGTAAAGCCCAATCGAGATGTCATTGGTCGTTAGCTCCCCACCAGTAAGCTGGACAGGGCCGCTCAGCGTATCCTTGACGATACCATAAGTAGTGCCTCCCACAGTAACTGTAGTGGCACCAGTGTTGGTAAAGCTATTCTTCCAGCTAATGCTCTGCCCACTTTCTGCTGAGAACCCTGTGGCAGTGAGTGTCAGTGCGTTCGCAGTTCCTCCAGTTGTTCCAGCCCAGGAAGTACTTGAAGACGCAGAAGCATCAGAAGTCAGCTGATCATAGATGGTATTCCCCGAGCCATCCTTGACAACTTCTCGATACGTGCCAGAACCGTAAATGACTGCAAAGCCACCAGAGTCCAGGCCAACTGGGTTGGTATTTAAGATCGTCCCAGCCGCGTCCTGATACGTGTCCTTCGGAGTCGTCGTGCCTGGGACGTAGAAGTAGACCGAGCCTCCAGCAAGCGGAGCCCCATTGTCTCCAAGAAACTGCTGCTTCCCAGGGGGGAGCAGACTTGCCGCCCCCGCAGCAGAGCAGAGCCAAAAGAGGGCGAGAAGAACTCGAATGATCATTGAGACTGCCTCTGAGAAAGCATCGGGATAAGAGCGAGAAGGGGATTTGGCCATGCGGTCGGAGCTTGCGGCCGGAGCGTGTTTTCGATTACCTTTCGGGTGTAGTCCTGCGAGCCATAGCGGGACGCAAGTCCATGCTTCACCCCAAGGGTAGCCAGACCAGCCGCTCCCACTCCCGCAGCTCCCCACGGATTATTCATCGCCATCGCTACGAGCGGAGGGATTCCTCCACCAATGCCAAGGCCCGCTCCAACTCCAAGGGCATTTTTCCCAATTCCAGGGAGAACTCTTTCTGCAAGCCCTGCGAGAGTGCCGAGAGAAGATTCTTTGACTGCTCCTGCTGGAGTTGCGGCTGGCAAATACCCGCCCATCCGCGCGATTTCTCCAAAGTCGTCTGTGAGTTTGCCATAGCGTGAGGCTACCTTCTTTGGTGAGATGAGTCCAGTCGGGTCGGACGGGGCGACCTTCTCGAGCCGGAGGAGATCTCGGTACTGCGAGCGAAGCTGGTCGATCTCCTGCCGGGCCTCCGGCAGCGTCCGCTCGAGTGCCGAGTACAGCGCCTCCTTCAGCCTCTCCGCATAAGGAGTTGCCGCGTGGTCATGCTTGAAGAGATCGTCAAGGACTGAACCGGAAGATGTAAGTGCTCGGAACTCCTTCCCGGTCATGGTGAAGTTCGGATTTCCGAGAGCAACATCAACAACCCGCTTGACTGCATCCTGCACCGCCTTGACCGTCTCCGGCCGAGCGGATCCGATGTCCTTCTTCGCGTCGGAGGTGATCGAGCGGAGTTCCGTGATCAACGGCGGGTCAACCACCACTCCCCGCTGAGAGGCGAAGGTGTCAAAGCCGTCATAGAGTTGCTTCTTCGCCTCCGCAAGGACCTTCGGAGTCAGCCCCTTAACGCCTTCGGCATCCATAATTCCTCTCGCGCCGATCCGATCCGCCAGCGCCGCGTTGAAACTCTCGACCGCCGAGACATCACCTTTTCCGGCGAGCGCCTCCAGCGTCTTCGCCATCTTAGGACTTTCCACAATCGCACTCGCGGGAACTTCGCCGCCGAGTCCGAGATAACGCTCGGCTGCGCGGGCAACTTCGGGACGGGCCATCGCACGTTCGGGCGCGGACAGGGCGCGTGAAACGGCACCAAAAGGCACGCCTAGCGCGCCGCCCCACATTGCCCCTTGCGCAGGGTCTTCGCCTACTACGGCGTTCGCTAGGCCGCCCTGCAACGCCCCTGTCGCCACGTCGCCCGCCGTCCGCACCGCCACCCCGCCGACGCCCGGAACGGTCGCCGCACCTGCCCCCGTCAAGAAATTTGCGGCAGGAGCAAGCCTCGGCACAATCGCTGCAGCCCCTCTGAGTCCTTCATTCATCGCCCTAACCCCAGCGAAGATCGGCGCGATTTGCCCAATCATCTCCGTTGTCAGCGCGGTCCCAGGGTTTGCCTTCGCCCAGCCTTCTTGCCCCTGCTCATACTGAGCCTTTGCCTGTGGGTAGTAAACTTCCCTCGCAAGCCTCGCCGCTTCCTCTCGCGGAACCCCTCGCGCCATGTCACCAAACATCTCACGGGAGGCTTGGGCATAGCCAGAGATAGCTGGTCCCGTCTTGAGCAGAGCTTCGGAACCGAGGTTCTGCAAAGCTCCCCAAGAAGGGCCAGTCGTTGGCACGGGGATCGGATTTGGCGTCCCGATCTGGGGGGTCTCCTTCGCCTCTTTCGGATACGACTTGTCCAGGAACTCCACCTGGAACTGTCGGTTCAGCTCGTCCAGGCCAGGGCTAGCACTCGGAGGTGCAACTCCGAGATGCCCAAGGTACTGCTTAACGTAGCTCGACCCGGAGGTGCCAAGTTGGTCCTTTCGTCCAGCTCCCTCTGCAAGGGGCTTCCCGGTAAACCAGAGAGACGCCGCGTCGGCAGGACCATGTTCCTTCAGATACTGCCCAAAGCGGTGGTCAAAAACCTTGTCCTGGAGTTCAGGCGAGGAAAGAAACTCTTTCGGGGTCACAGTCCGCCCGAGTGCCGCCTGAGACCATTCCGGCAGGTTCGCTGCCATAACCTGATACTTTCCGAGCGCGCGATCACCTTTCTTCGTGACCGGGCCGAGCTTCTGATAGTCCCCACCCGACTCGATCTTTGCAATCGCATCCCTATGCGGGCGAAGATCATGTTCAATCGGGGCAAGACTCTCTTCTGAGTCCTTCATCCATCCAGAGAAGTAATCAGTCATTTGAGCCTCGTCGCCGCTTCTGGAGATCATCCAGTCGGTCTTGCCACCAGTTTTCAAAGTCCGTCGGGCTTCGTCCATTCTGCAAGAAGTGGTTGTAGCCCCGGATGTACATTTTGTCCAGCTGTACCCCTCGACGATAGTACTGGATCAGTTCCCGCACCGCCTGAGCACTCATCTTCGGGTTTGGCTTGGTCTCATTGAAGGTTTGGAACTCGATGTTGGTAAACCTTCCGCCACCCTCCAGCGCCTTTTTCATTCTGTTCGTCGCAAGGTCCAGCATGACACTCTTGAACACCTCACCCGCCGGGAGGGAGCCGGAACCAACCTTGTTCACGATCTCCTGATCGATCCCGAGTGCGTTCAGCCCGGCCGCAACCTTTTCCCTCACCTCCGCTGCAGCATTTGGGGTATAGCGTTTGAGTAGATTCTCTGCGGTGTCCAGCGCGTATTCCACCCCCTGGTTCACCTGCCCAAGCTCGATGATCGAGGTGTACTTCTCCCCCATCTTCTCCCAAGCCTTTTCGACCTGAGGAGCAAGCTTTGTGACAACACCGGATTGCGGGGGCGTCCCCGAAGGCTGAGACGCCCCCGCTCCCTGCTGGCCTGTCGGAGCCGGCGACGCACCAGAGGGAAACAGTTGGCTGCGAGGAGCCTTCATCGTTTTGCCGGTCGCAGGATCGATCGTGTCGATCAACTCTTCACGCTTCTCCGGGGTGAGCGTCTTCGGAAGAACCCCGACCTGCTCCACAGTGCCTTCAAGCGGTTTCGGCTGGACAAATACCTCAGCCCCACCAACATCGCGCGAGGTGATGTCCTTGTGGGTCATCTCCAACGACTTTGCGGCACCTTGCGCGCGGAGCGCAACCTGCTTCGCGTAGTTGTAGAGGGGTGCACCATCCTGGGGGAGCTGTGCCACCGCGTTGAGCAGATGCTCCTTGTCGATCCGACCCTCACCATAGAGGCCGGAAAAGGCTCCGATCACTTCCTGCCGGGTCAGAGCAGACCCGCGAGGGAGCAATCCGCCGAGCGAATCATAGATTGCCGTCGCCTGTTCTCGATGCTTCTGGAGTTCCTTCAGCGCCGTCTCTGCCTGCGTCCCCTGCCGAGCAACAGCTTTGTCCAGAAACTCTGGTGCCATCCAAGCTGTAGCAGGGTTCGCCGCCATTCCGACAAACGCCTTGTTGTAGTCGAGTTCCCCGGTCTTTTGATCAATCGCACCCTGCAAGATCGGCCCCATCGCCTCTCTCGCCTGGAGCTGCATCTGATTTCCCTGCACAGTCTGCATCTGCTGGCGGATAGCCAACGCATCATGCGTCTGCTGAAGCAGGCTGGGCGACTGCAGCTTGGAAAAAGTGTCTGTGTAGTCTGGACCTGCCACGACTTTTCTTCCTTAAAGGTTAACCGAAAAAGTCAAAGGAGGGGGATTTGTTCCACCAGCTATTCATATTCCCACCGAGACTCGGGCTTGCATTCAGAACCCCGTAGGAGTCTCCAATGCCTTTCCAGAGTGCGTTGTTTGCCCCAAGGGTACCGGCTCCAAGAGCATTCCCGTAGCCTTGGGCCGAGCTTCCCATCATGTTCGCAAACTGCGGAGCCATCTGAGCACCCATGCCGGCAGCCGAAAGTCCAGTCTGGCCTGCGCCGGAGAGCATATTGAAGATGTTCTGGTTCTCCCCCCAGTAATTCTTGAACTGGTCATTGAAGGTTTGAGAGGCGAGCCCAGTTGTGTACTCCGCCGCACCACGAAGCGCGTTGGAACTCGATCCGAGTCCCTTCGCCGCAAAGCTGTTCTGGAGGTTCCTGAGCCCCTGGTCAAGGGTGAACTTGTACCCTGGGGTCTGCATCAGTCGCTCAATCGTCGGATCAAAGCGAGAGGTCAGAGGAGAGCTGAAGGG